ACCACATGGAAGCGGAAGATAATATCTCCCCTCCATGAATTGAAAAGATTAGAAATATATGCCATCGGTGTCATGTACAATTTTGCATTGGTCAACCCATCATTATCATATAATAATGGATTGACACGAGAGTAAAATAATGTATCATCAACAGCGTTGGCGGTAGTCCACGTAAGCTTGGTAAGCCAACTTTCTCTACCAGCAACGTAAGATATTGCCATCTCATCAATTCCACTAAGACCCACTATTCGTGGATCAACAGATAACTCATTTTTGGGATCCAAAGTTAATTTTTCAACAGGAAATCCAATCTCAGATGATGCCAATTTTGGAAAAACCTCAGATCGCATAGGAGCTGTATCTTCTATAACAGGTACATTGGTAAAACCAAATAACGATGCTATCGCAGAGACAGCACCAGCTCCAATACGAGTCGCAGTAGCAAATGACCCAATAACCGGGATATTCTCAAAATATGAAGCTGCTTTAGCAACCCATGATGCTGGTTTGGAAACTGGTCCTTCACCATATTCATCAGATTGTGCAGCATAACCAATAGAAGCACCAGATAATTGGATATTTTCCATCCAAGCATAAGTAACAATGTTAATACCCACTCCAGTTACACCGTTGGCGCTTTGGAGTTGACTATACACGATATGGCGTAAAGTGCCCATGTCGGAAAAAGCCTGCGCAGATTGGGCATTTAACCAATTTGCGGGGTATATAAAAGGTAATGTCATCTCATATGCATCAGATTTACCTGGTTCTAATACTATATGTGGACGCTGTGACTGAGGTATAAAATATCTAGTACCAGTATCATTAACTATAGTATTAGGTGTAAAATTGGGTAAGGCTTGCCAATTAACCAGCATCTTACCATAATAAAATGGAGACGCGGTCATCTGTAAGCGTATCTTAAGATCTCCTCGAATAAATGCGTAGTTATTTAATTTGTTTTTAATATAAGCATTTGATACCCAATCATTCCACGTTGCATAAGCACGCGTGGTACCCACTGTATCAGATTCTAACCAAGTATAATTACCGATCCTAACAGGACGAGCAAAAAACGTGGCTATATCTGTACCAATGGTAGAATCTCCAGTAGAGAAAGCATGATTACTTGCTGTGGTTCCAACACCACTAACCAAAGAATGATCTACAAATGAGACAATCTCTTCTTGTGCAACACTAGAAGAGTCATCTCCGGACTCTGACTGAGAAAGATATTCGAATTTGTTAGACACCTTTCCATTCTTATATATAGGTATAGGTGTGGATTGTTTAGAATATGCCTCTTGTTCCGGAACCTGTTCCGGAATCCCCACACTAACTGAGCGTGGAACAGACACAAGATCTAGCTCTTGTGTACAGCAGTTCGATCTTACACGGGTCGAACACCCTTTTAAAACGTCAAAAACAAATAATAAGACCATTGTGCGAGTCAAGCAACAATGGAATGATTTGGTCAGTTAATCTCTGTGTGCGCTATTTTTGTGCATCTTAGCGCTGATGCGATTTGTGTGGGTTTACTCCCGCAGTTTAGTTTGAATATCCACATCGTGGTCTGGATATTCCTTGAGCCTATTATGAAAATCATCACACAATAAATCATAGGTTGGAAATGTAGATTGAGTAACCCAATCTTGTAACCCACAATCTACAATTAATTGCTGGAAAAATTTTCTACGTTCCTCAAATTTCTCTCTCCCATAGAAGAAATATTCACGGAGAGCTGTTTCTATAACACATATACTATGTGCTCGAGCGTCTAAAACACCTGTATCTAATCTAGATGTTAACATCTTATCTATAGATGAATGATCTAAAGGGCAAACAATCTTCCCCACATCATGATCATATACGAATTTTCTTTTAAGAAAACTACCATCATCAATATGAATGTAGGGAACACTCTTACTCTCCTTATCAGCCATAGTATACTCTACACCAATAGCTTTCATAATGATAGATATCCGAGTATGATTAAAATCAGGACAATCGGGAGATACACCCATGATATTATCATCTCCATATGTGGCCAAATTGACATATTTGCGAAAAGTCGATACGGGTTTTTTAGATACATAAAAATATGCATATCTCATATAAAGACTATTAACTAAGCAATTAATGATAACAGTGAGGGGATGGCCCGAAGGATTACCTTGAATTTCTATGAGATCTCCATTAAAATCGATAGTGGGAAACGCAGTGTCGTTGGCTATACATCTAATGTAGATCAAATCCTCTTCAGGCCACCCAGCACGTTGAGCCAACTTTTCTAAAATGCGAAAAGCACTAAGTATAAATGCAGCAGCCATTTTCTTATCAAATTTACCGTAATCTCCAGCCACTATCCGTTCTTTACCAAAGCGGGTTAAGTACTGGTACAGTGTATTCCATTCTTTGGATTGTGCCACAATGCCCGGCATAGCTTCAAAAGCATAAGGATTATTCTGAATAAGTCTTATGTGAGAAAGTAAATATCTGCGCACAACTATTGACCATGCAAGTTCACCACCAGTAAATAGACGGGTTTTGCCCGCTAAAATCTTCTTAAATAGAGTAGGATCGTCCTTCAAATGTCCACAAAATTGAGGATGAAATCTTTTACCGGAATCATAACATTCACATATAGAATCGACACGATCTTGAATTATCGGATCTATAGATTCGATCTTACCAGAATCGGACAATGTGATAAAGTGCTTTTTAGACTTTTTAAATGGATTACCTGCACTGGTAGCTGTATTTAGCATATCAACAAAGGTTACACCATCCACACCATTCAATGCTACGTCTTGGGTGTACACCTCTAATTCGTTAATCTTGTCACCCAGAACATCACATATATCCTGGAAAAAAGACTCTTCACATTGATCAAGTACACAATTATTAAAAGTATATTGTGGCGCAACCATGTCAGTTAAGGCCAAATGCCAAGGTCTCCAAGACATATCAGGGGCTCCATGTTCAGCAACGTAACCATGTTGAATGACATAATCTTTGATATAGGTATCCTTAATCTTAGATTTATGCTTTGGGCGATAACCCAAAAAACTACCCACAACATGAGCGGTACCTTTCTCAATAAAACGGAGAGAGGACTTATGATGCACTGGACCCAACTGTCTCTCATAACCGGGAGCACTAATAGGTAGCTCTCCACTCTCAATTTGAGGTTGAAATTTATTGATGTACGGTTGAATTAGGGATTGCGATATGTGTTGCATAAAGATACCACCATCAGGGTTCCCTGCTGTATGTGTTCCGAGTAATACTTCAGAATCACCAATGTTAGCGATACAAACAGCACCACAGTCACCCACTTGAGTGGGGAATGTAACCTTAGCGTAATATCCAGGCACTGAGAATACGGGGCAACGTGCACCACCCCTGATATTAGCTATGCTAATAGATGATCGTTCTCCCTGCTTAGATATGAGATGATACTTACCAGAATAACACCCCTTCAAAGGATTATCTAGGGGAAGATATTTCAACAAATTTTTCCCTGGAGGTAACGCTCGCATTTGAAGTAAGGCTAAATCTGTGCCAGGGATTCTAATAATATCTTGTGCACAAAAAGTAACATTAGAAATATTTCTGGAAATATTTTGTTCAACAGGATCTAAAACTATATCCACTATACCATTATCGTACTTAATGGCATGATTATTTAGCAACCACAAATTTCCGCAAATATTGAATCCAATACTAGCTGAAAATTTACCTGGCAATTCTGTAAAACGAAACTTAAATTTAGCTGTAGCTTTCTCGGCATTTTTGCTAAGAAAATTGCCTTGAGCACACTTTGATGCACCAGAGATTTCGACATCAGTATTAACATACGGATTGTGATAATAAAAAGTGGGCTTCTCTTCAGTGGTTGGAGTCGGAACAACACCAATATTACCTTGATGATCATATGTAGGTTTACTAGGTGCAGAAGTAATGGTATTATACGCTTTCTTGATTGCGAATATAACTATGGGGAGAGATAAAAAAGCTGCTAATTTTTGTAAATCACGATTAGTAAAATGTATTTCCTTAACGCGCTCACCCGCTAATTTCAATAAAAACCTATATGTTTCCTCACTATTATTCGTTAAACGAAATAGCAACTTATATTTCCATGCGATTCCACCATAATACGCACAACAATTGTGTAATAAAACCCAAATATACTTATATAAGTAATATGTAAATACTACGGGAATGGATATCAAAAGACATGAAAATGGAAATAAGTATAACCACATAAAGTATAATATGTAGATAGGAAACATATTGTGCTCAATATATGAATACAGATATGATAACATTTCTAAATCAGGATTAATGCACCCGATAATGATCTGCTGATAAACCCACATCTGAACTTGGAAAAATCGCGAATGTTGCATCAAGATTTCCATTGAATTTTGAGGAGTGTAACAGGAGCAGTTACGTACCGCCTTATAACAAGTTTTACACACATCCACATCAAACATAATCTTATCAGCATTCAAAGCTTTAGTTTGGGCACTTTCATGGTCTTTGGCAGCAGTAATATACCAGACCAATAGATCATTAATATCAGTAAATGTATGTATAACTACATATTTAGATTGTTGATTATCAACTTCAATGTCCAGCTGAGGAACCGGAACTGCAACTTCAAAATCCCAAATATTCATGTACTCACCCTCAGGAGTGGGTGGAATTTTATTAGAATCTGCCATAAAATTATGTTTAGAATATTGCGATTTAACCTTAGCTGTTATAACATAACTCATACGACGGGCGATTGCAAATGGACATGCGAAATATGCATACAAGTTCAAATGCTTGGTATTGGTAGTACCTATCAAGAGTTCAGCCCTCACAGGAGTACGTCCCTTGTCTTCCAATGAGGCTTGAGGTGGAGTATAAGGTACAGAATTTTTAACCTGCAACATTTCTTTTAATGTTGGATCAACTTCATTATTGGGCTTCAAAAAAGCTATATCATCCATCACAATACACCACTGAGTCGAATTAAATCCTGACCAGTACTCATCTGTTGGGCATCGTGTATACATATAATCCGCAGTTGTGGGTAAACCAAAAACTTTGCCATAATGATAAAACAGAATTTGTTTCAATTGCGATTTGCATATACTAGATGAACCGTGTATAAGAACTGCAAATGGATCCTTGCGTGGCATTTGAGCAGCTTTACGTGTTAGTTGTTCTGCTTCTAGCATACGCAAATCATTCAGTATTCTATTAACATATAATTTTTCATGCTTATCTATACCATTGGCAAACTTAACGATGGCAGTTCCTTTCTCAATGGATTCTTTTAAATCCGAGAGAAATGTAAACTTATCAATACCGAGAGGTTCAGGATTATTGAGAAATTTAGCATCGCACAGCAACTTATTCGCTTTCGTGATCCATTTTTCATAGCTAGAACCTGAATGGAAGATGACATCCACATCCCCAGATTTGAAATACTGTATACCCTTATCGCAAACAAATAGAATAGTGTCCAAAAAACAGTGAATCATATCTAAGCCTGGTTTGTGAGTTTCCTTAATACACTTAGCCTCAAATTTAGAAAAGTTCATACTATTAAAATCAATTCTAATACCATCCAATAAACCTAGAGTTAATATATATAGTGAAAATTTATACAATTTTTTATAAATAGCAGTTTCTTTCATTTTTTCATAACTATTTACATATTTTCTAGCTTCTGCGAAAATATTGTCTTCGGTATCATCGGCCTGAGGATTATAATTAACTCTTGATAAGATATCGGCATGAAGTGGATCACTACGTACTACGCGTTCCGTTCCAAAAAGGTCAGCTGCAACGTACATGAGGGTAGTTGTAAAACCAATTCTGGAGCCGCGCCTCTTGCAAAAGGAAACTATAGCCATATATCTATTAGCTAAACAGGAACTATATATAAAATCGTGTGCAAGAATACAGATGTCTTCTAATAAATTAATATACTTGTCTACACCCATAGGTACAGCAGCATAATGACTCAAAAAAGACTTACCATGTTTGTCACCACGCAATAACCAATCACGAATACCCCGAAATCTCTGCTGTAAATCAAGCATGGCATCGTCGGATAATATCTGATTCTGCATTTTATAAAAGCAAAATTTGCAATTATTGGTATAAAAAATAAAGTTAGCGTGGGTGCTCAAGACTAATTCTAGATGGTCACAATTAAAGCAATATTGGTAAGTACCACATTGTTCTATATATAACTCATATTCTGGAATAGTACACAAAGCAGGCCCTGGATTTGACTCGATACCATATCTAGTCAAATCCTTTGTTAATTTGAGATTATAGTTTATCTTATATAATCTCGAAGGTACATCACTTTCATAATCAATCGCACAAATGCGGTTACCACGCTTAAAGAAGCGTGTACCATATTGGCGCTCTCGATTGCGAAGTAATGGAGAAATTTGAACTTTAATATTGCCTAAAGGCAAATTACTAATTTCAGAAGCAACAAAGCTGTTCTTCTCGGTCTGGATAACCGGTTTTTTGGAAATAGAAAGAAGGTTGAAAAGAGAGTGTGAGGTTGAGAAAGTCATTAGTGTCAATACAACCATTTACTAGTCTATCTTGTGGCTCTTAATGGCGTAAGAGCTAAACCAACGTTACATTGAACATGACAATTCGTGAGAGGTTCAATGTGGTTCATATATACATACTTATATCGTTCAGGGAATTTGTAAAGACTTTTCCGGATAAATATCCTTTACAACCAGTCATTATTCGGCCCAAGGGTTAGGGAACGAATTCCTGGCATTCTTAAACAAATTATAACGAATTTCATAACATATATATTACACCATGATCGTAACTAGTAGGATTTTCACTATAGACGCATCTATAGTGGCTCATCCAAGCGCACTTCGTTCGATAACAACTACTGCATATTGAAGGACGATATCAATACACGTGTTATCAGCTTGAAAAATGCTAACAAAAGCTAATCTAGTTTAATGTGTTGATCAACACGAACAACAAAACAACGGCACAAAAGTCAATCGGGTTAACATCCCATCATTGACACACCAAATTAATGGCGCCTCTAAAAACGCAAATCACAAAGGATTTGTAGTGAATTTTAAAAATTCCACGGTCATACTACAATAAAACACACTCGACCAAGTGTGAGTGGCAAAAGCCGGGGTGAGTTTTCTCAAAACTCTAATGCGCCAGGCAATTAACACAAGCCCAGATAGCGGTTTATATTCGGAGTTTACTCTCCTACAGAAAATAATTCTACATAATTTAATTCTTTCCAAATTAAATATGCACATTTTATCTATTACATCGCTACATTATATCTATCCACTTCCCATTATGTCCAGCTCACAGTGCTGAAGACATAATGTGATAGCAATAGCACATTGAATGTAGACGCAAATAGTAGTGAATTGAAC